CGCGGCAAGGGCGAGCAGCCCGGTCCCGATGTAATCGACGCACCGGGGCACGTAGGCTTCTTCGCCGGATGGGACGGGGAGAGCGACGGCGCAATCGAAATTCTCGGCGGCAACCAATCGAACACCGTAAAAATTTCTCGCTACTCGCAGGAACGACTATTAGGAGTGCGAAGATTATGATCGAGCTAAACAATCCGCTGCCACTACTCAGCGCGAAAATTCTCGGCTTCGGCATCGAACTGGTGTACGAGCACCATGACGATTCCCGCGACAAACTTTGCTTGACGATTGAAGCTATCGCGTGGAAATACTGCAAGGTCTGGTGACATGGCACTCGGCGCGATTCTGAAAGGCATCATCGGTCCGATACTCGGTCCGCTAGTTGACAAGATCCCTGATATAAATCTTCGGCGCAAACTCGAAGCCGATGCCGAGCAAGCGCTGCTCGCGGCAATGACCGGCGTCGTAATGGCGCAAGTCGAAGTCAACAAGATCGAAGCGCAGCATAAGAGCATTTTCGTCGCTGGCTGGCGTCCGTTTGTGGGATGGGTCTGCGGTATCGCACTGGCATACAATTTTGTGATCCGTCCGATTGCAATGTATGGTGCATTTTTGGCGGGCGTCGATCTGACCGATGCGCCCGAGCTGAATATCACCGAGTTAATGACCGTACTCGGCGGAATGCTCGGGCTCGCGACAAATCGGACCTATGAGAAAACCAAAGGCGTAGCGTCAAGCGTCTGGAATGGAGCGAAGAAAAAATGACTCACACACGCAGAAGTCCCTATGAGCCGGAAATGAATGACGGCGCCGAGCGAAACAGTCGCAAAGAGCCGAAGGCTGCGGCGAAAAAGAAAGCGAAAAAGAAAGCGAAAAACAAAAAATAAGTGGGCACAATCGCTGATCGCTACTGGCAAGTAGGCGAGCAGCTTGTGATCGGCGCCACGGAAAAAGCGGGCGCCACGTCGATAGGTCACGCATGTATTCGCTGCCGCAAATTCACGCCCGAGCAAGTGTTGCAGCGCGGCTTTCGCATCCGGCTTTACTTGCGGCACCCGATCACCCGATTCGCGAGTGTGTTTGCTTATTTCGCCCCGAATGATAACTTCCCCATACAGCCGAGCCGTGCAGCGTACAAGCTGGCCGAGCATCCGACGCTTGAACAGTTCACCGATGCCGTGCTCGATGGGATGGATAATGAGCACTGGCGCCCGCAGCTCGCGCAGCATTTACCGATTGATGAGCTGTATCGATTCGAGAATATCGATGAGACATGGTTCGAGAAGTACACGCTTGGGCACCACAACAAAGGGCGCATCCCGAAGCCGGAAATCATTCACCGGCTCGCGGATCTCGAAGAATTTTATCGTGAGGATTTAGACGCATGGCAGCAGTGCTGAAAGAAGATCGGCGGCGCGTGATCCCGGCGCCGACCACGTTTCGCAGCCCGAACGGTGGCACGCGCTTTCGCGTTCATAACGGCAAATACACTGACGGGATCGCCCGCAAGATCTGCGAGCAGATCATGCTCAAAACGTCGCTCACGAACATTACCCGCGAGCCGAACATGCCGAGCATGCAAACGGTTGTGCGCTGGCTTGCAGATCCCCGCTTAGCCGATTTCCGCGAAATGTATTACTACGCCCGGCGCGTCGCTGCCGAGCTGTACGTCGATGAGATTTTCGACATTGCCGATGACGGCTCGCAGGACATGAAAGAGCGCTTCGACAAAGACGGCGTATTTATCGAGTACGTCACCGATAACGAAGCGATTCAGCGCAGCCGCGTGCGCATTGATACGCGCAAGTGGTACGCGGCGAAAATGGTGCCCCGGATCTATGGCGATAAAGTTGACGTGGCACTCGATGCGACCGGCGATCTCGCCGAGCTGCTAGCGAAAGCATCGAACAATGATGCCGGGCTGCCGAAGCCGATAAATGACTAGCCCGCTCGACAAAGACAATCTCGCCGATCCGTGGTGGCGGCTCAATAACCTGTATTTCATCAAGGATAAGAGCGGCAAGAAGATCCGATTCAAACTGAATTGGGCGCAAAAAGTGATGTACACGCAGATGTGGTATCTGTCGATCATCCTGAAAGCGCGGCAGCTCGGCATGACTACATTCATTCAGATTTTCATGCTCGACCGCTGTCTATTTAACGACAATCAGAATGCCGGAATCGTCGCGCACAACAAAGAAGATGCCGAAGCGTTTTTCACCGACAAGATAAAATTCGCCTACGATAATCTGCCGCAGGATCTAAAAGAGCGGCGCAAAGCGACCAGCGACACGGCACGCAGTCTGAAATTTTCAAACGGTTCAATGATCCGAGTCGGCACGTCGATGCGCTCGGGCACTTACCAGTATTTGCACATTTCCGAGTTTGGCAAGATGTGTGCGAAGTACCCGGACAAAGCGGCGGAAGTAATCACCGGCACGCTCAACACGCTGGCAGCCGGTCAGATAGCATTCATCGAATCGACTGCCGAAGGTCCGTTCGGCGAGTTTTACGATATGTGTCGGCATTCGCAGGACTTCACGCAAGCGGTCGCGAATGAGCAGACCGAATTCACGCCGCTTGACTGGAAATTTTTCTTCTTTCCGTGGTGGAAGCATCCCGATTACGCACTCGCGACACAAGTCGAGATCCCCGAAAAACTCGCGATCTATTTCATGGAGCTGCGCAAAGAACATGAAATCGAGCTGACGCCGCAGCAGCAATTTTGGTACGTCAAAAAAGAAGCTGAGCAGCGCGACAAAATGAAACAGGAATACCCGAGCACGTTCGCCGAAGCGTTCGAGCGTGCAACGGAAGTCGCGATATACGGCAAGCAGCTTCGCCGCGCCCGAGAAACAAAACGCATTGGCACGATCCCCATTGTGCGCGGAATTCCCGTCAATACGTTTTGGGATCTCGGTCGCAATGACGTGACAGCAATTTGGTTTCACCAGCACGTTGAGCTGCGTCACCAGTTCATCTATTACATGGAAGGGCGGCTCGAAGATCTGACGTATTACGTGCAGCAATTGCAGGAATTGAAAGATTCCTATAAATGGTACTACGGCACGCACTACTTGCCGCATGATGTGGAAGTGACCGATATTTCGGCTTTCGAGAGCAAGTCGCGGCGAACGATTCTCAGCGAAGCAGGCTTGCGCCCGATCCGTGTTGTGCCGAAAGTTCGCAATCTCAGCGACGGCATCGAGCTAATGCGGCGCGCATTCGATGAGTGCTATTTCGATGAAGAAGGCTGCGAGCTAGGATTGCGGGCGCTCGCTGGCTACGAATGGAAATACGATGAGCTGCACAAAACAACGCGCAGCACGCCCGCTGACAATTGGGCCCGGAACGGCTCGGACGCGCTGCGGCAGTTCGCGCAAGGCTACAAGGGCAAGGGCGCGGGCTGGAAAGAGCAAGCGAAAAAAGCCGGTGGTGTTGCGGCGGGCAGCGGGCGCAAGTATGCTGCGAAGCGGAAGTCTCGCCACGGCACCCTAATAAACCCGACACTCGATCACGTGGTATAAGCGATGGGACTAAGAGGCGGACAGGCAAACTCACCGAGCCGCAGTCAAACAGGCGGCGCCGGACGCGGGCGCGGAACTAGCGGCGGCACGGCGCAACGCGGAACGCAGTCGAGCCTACAGCCGGGCGGCGGACACACTCGCCGCGATTCAAATCGTCGCCAATCCGGGCGGCACAATCTCGATGAAATGAGCGAGTCGCAAGTAGTCGGCTTTTTAGGTCGCAAGATCTGGCAGGCGATGAACGATGAAGATGGCGACATTTCCGACAACCGCGAAGAAAATTTCAATTACTACATCGGGCAAGAATACGGCAACGAACGCGAAGGCTACTCAAAATTCGTTACACGTGAAGCGCTGGAAACTGTCGAATGGGTGCTGCCGTCCGTGCTCCGGGTTTTCCTATCTGGCGACAAAATCGTGGCTTTCGAGGCGCAGGGTCCAGAAGATGAAAAAGCCGCCGAGCAAGAAACCGACATAGCAAATTATTTCGTGATGCGCGCCAACAACGGCGGGCAGGGCGGCTTTCTGCCGCTGCATCATTGGATGAAAGACTGCCTCATGTACCCGAACGGTTATCTAAAAGTGTACATGGAAGAAAAAACGACTACCGATGTTGGCACCGTTTCAGGACTGACCGAGATCGGCGTCGCCATGCTCGAAGAAGATGACGATGTAGAAATCATCGAACAGCGTTCGCGCATGGTACAAATCACTCCGCAGCAACCCGCTGGTGCCCCGGCAATGCCCGGCCCGCCGCCCGGAAACGGTGCGGCGGCGCCCGGTGTTGTTCCCGGTGCTCCCCCGCAGGCTTCGCCGCCGCCCGGACCGATGGGAGTCGGCGGGCAACCCGATCCGAACATGCCGCCGCAGGCTGCGCCGCCGATCCCGCCCGAAATGTTGGGCGAGCCGCCGCAAGCCGAGCAAGAAGTGTTCGATCTAAAAATCCGCACCACAAAGCAGGTAATGGAGCTGCGCATCGATCCGGTGCCGCCCGAAGAATGCTTAGTCGATAACGACACGGTGACGCTGAATCTCGATGAAGCGGATTTCGTGTGCCATCGAGTGCGCAAAACTTACACGTTGCTGGTGAATGAAGGCTTCGATCCCGATGAGCTAGATCAAGTCGGACTCGGCGAAGATTATCAGTGGAACGATGAGCGCGTGAATCGGCTCTTTTACGAAGATGAAGATCCCGACGCAGAAGATGAAGATGATCCGAGCATGCGCACGTTTTGGGTGCATGAATGTCATGCGTGGTTCGATTTCGAGGGACTAGGCACGGCACAGCATCGGCGCGTGACGCTGATCGGCGACCGGGTTTTTGAAAACGTCGAAACGAATTATCAGCCGCTCATTGCAATGTCGGCGATTCTCATGCAGCACAAGCATACGGGCATGGGCTACATCGACATAATGAAAGATCTGCAAATTCTGCAATCCGTGCTCACCCGACAACTGCTCGACAATATCTATAAAATCAATGTACGCCGCAAAGTTTTTTCCGAAGATGCACTCACCGAAGATGGCTCAACGATGGAAGCCATACTCAACGTGCAGGCAGAATTCATTCCCGTGCGTGGTCCGGCTGCGAATGCTTTTGTACCCGAGCCGACGCAATCGATAATCGGCGAGCTGCTGCCGGTCATTCAGCATTTCACGCAGCAGACTACAGTGCGGACCGGCGTCGCACCCGATCACACGCTAGATCCGAACGCGCTGCAAGAAATCCGGCAAGATGTGTATAACAACGCAATGGACCGGGCGAGCCAGCGAATCGAAATGCTGGTGCGGATCTTCGCGGAAACCGGATACCGGCAGCTCATGTGCAAAGTGCATCAACTGCTGCGCTCGCATTGGGATATCGCCCGCACGATCAAGCTGCGCGGCGAATGGGTTGACGTTGATCCGCAAGCGTGGCGGCAGCGTACCGATATGTCTGTCGAAGTGGGGCTCGGCTTTTCCACGAAGAATCAGCAGCTCGGGTTACTCACGCAGCTAATTGCAATGCAAAAAGAAGCAGCCGCGCAAGGCATGTCGAGCCCGGCGAAGATTTACAACACACTCGAAAAAATGGTGGCGGCTGGTGGTATTGGAACGGCGAAAAACTACTTCATAGATCCCGAGTCTGCCGAATTTCAGCCGCCCGAGCCGCCGCCACCCGATCCGAATGCCATTCTCGCGCAAGCGCAAGCCGAAGCATTGAAGTCGGAGCAGGAGCGCAAGGGGCAGGAGTTCCAAGTTAAAGCGCAAGGCGACATGCAGAAAATGCAGTACGAGCAGCAAAAGTCGCAAGCCGAAGCTGCGGACAAGCAGCAAGATCGCGAGCTGAAAACTCGCGAGCTGGCGCTAAAAGAATTGGAGCTGAAACACAAGGGCGCACTTGCCGAAGGCGAGCTAGAAGCGAAGATCGAAAACATTCGCGCTGACTCGTTACTGAAAGAAGCACTAGCCGACAAAGCAATGGCGGACGGTGCAGCGGTCGCGGTCGAAGCGAGCGAGACTTTCCGCGATGCGGTCAAGATCGTTTCGCAGGGCGCGGAATTAAACGAAGGCGAAGCACTATCAGCGGAGTTTGAGAGCGATGGCGACACCGAGGGATCGGCTGAACACGAAGCCGAAGAATCCGAGTAGAGAAGCAGGAATAGTCCGGCTGCCCGCTCCGATTGTGCGGGTAGCTGCGCCGCAAGTGAAAGTTAATCTCGCGGCGCCGGACATGAAACAGATCGCGAGAGCGGTCGATACGCTAGCGAGCGCGCACGGTCAATTCATGGATCTGATCGGGCATCTTGAAAACGAGCAGCACAAGATCATGCGGGAGATCTCGAACACGATCAGCTCGCAGACCGAGATACTGCGCCAGCTTGCAGCGAAAAGCGGCGATATCAAGGTGGCAGCGCCGATTGTGAAAATGGCGCCGCGACCGGATTCGTTTTACGTTGAATTGGAAAAAGATCGCGGCGAGACAGTAGGCATGCGAATCCGAGCAGAATCGCCGAACTAGGCGTAGGGGCTTGCTGGTGCTAAGATCCGGCAGGCATTATGTAAAACTGACTATCAGAGGTATATCAACATGCCAGAAGGTCAAGGCTACAGTCACGGCTACTCGAAAATGGGCGGCACCACGAAATCAACGGCGCGGAATGCTCCGATGGATTCAAAAGGTGGCAACTACGGGAAGCCGATTGGCGATACGGGCTCGAAGTCGAAAAAGGGCAACCGTATGACGAAGATTCCGAGCGACCGTTACAACTACTAAGCTGTGACGAAACCGGATACTTCTAACGCGCAGATTCGCAAAGAAAGCAGCAAACGGAAATCCCCGGATGCTGCGGCGAACGAAGCGCAACGTCTGCTCGATGATCCCGCGTTCATTCGCGGTTTCGATGCAGTTCGCGAAGGCGTATTGAATGAGCTGGAAGCGATCAAGCATGACGGGCAGACGGAAACCGATGACTACGAACGCGAACTGTGCAGGACATTGCGAACGCTGAAAAGCGTTAGGCGTGCAATCGCACTAGGCGTACAAGGTCAGAAACTTAGGCTCGCCGAATTTCGTGCGGGCGAGCCCGAACCGGAGTAAGTGACGCATGTCAGCAAACGCAGATGAAGTAAACCGACAATCTCCCACGCCTTCACAGGGCGGCGGCGAAGGCTCGGATTTACATTCAATTGCGAATAAGATCGAAGGGCTGCTCGATGATGACGGGCATTTCAACCCGACTCCCGATCAGCTCAGCAGATCTCACCCGGACTATGACCCTGATACTGATCCCCGGACCAGTAAGCAGGACCGCGACGAACGCGGGCGCTTCAAAGGCAACAAAGCTGCGGAAGCGACCGATGACGATACACAAACGACCGATCAAACGGATGCCACCGAAGATCGGGAATACGCAGCAGGCGATGAGCAAACCGAGGACACCGAGCAGCTAGATACTTCTACTGCCGGTGACACCGACGATGCTCAGACCGAATCGGCAGTCGATGACGCCGCAACCGATGACGCAGAAACCGGCGACACTATTCAAACGCTCGCGCAGTTGGCGGAAGCACTAGAAACTCCAATCGAGGATCTAAAGAATTCGCTTACGCACACGTTCAACGCAGCCGATGAAGAAGTCACGGTCACGCTCGCAGAATTAGAAGCTGGCTACCAAAAAGATGCTGATTACCGTAGGCAAACTGGCAAACTTGCAGATGACCGGCGCGCAGCCGAAGCGATCTATCAGAGCAACATGCAGCAATTTGAAGCGGCACACACTGTCGCTGCTCAGACGTTCAACGTCGCCGAGCAATTGTTTGCACAAGAGCTGAATGATCCGCGACTTGCTCAACTTCGCGAGAGCGACCCCGCAGAGTGGACTGCTCGGCGCGATGAAATTGGGCAGCGAGTCGGACAATTACAGCAAGCACGCCAACAAGCAGCGCAGCAATATGAATTCACTCGAAATCAGAATCGGGGGCAGTTAAAAGAAAGGGAAGGCATTGCTTTACGCGAACAGATCCCCGACTTTGGCAGCAACCACGTTCAAATTGCACGCGGCGCGATGGAATCGATTGGTTACTCGAAGCCTGAAATTTCCGAAATTTTCGATCATCGCCTTGTAATTGCCGCACTTGAATTAGCCGTTTTGCGGCAAGAAGTTGCGACATTTAAGGGCGAGAAAACGAAAGCGGCAGACGCAGTGAAGCGCATCAAAAAAGATGTGCCGAAATTGCAGAAGCCGGGCAAGCGGCAAATGAAGGGTAAAGGGATCAAGCGTGACAACGTGACGCGACTACGCGAACGGGCAAAGAAATCTGGCTCGATTGATGACGCTGCGCGGGTAATCGAAACGATGATGCAATGAGGTAGCCATCCCATGTCAGCAACAAACTTTGATCGTTTCGATCTAGCCACCGAAGGCGATAACGTCCGAGAAGATTTAACGGACGTGATTTATAATATATCGCCGACCGAAGTCCCGTTTCAAGCGAACGCGGGCCGAGGTAATGCAGATCAAACTCTGCACGAATGGCAGATCGATGAACTAGCTGCGGTCGATACGGGTAATGCCGCAATCGATGGCGCAGACTTCGGGGCTGATGCTTCCGATCCGGCACAACGGATCGGCGTATTCAACCAAATCTCGATTAAGTACATCGCGGTTTCGCGACGTGCGAATATCGTCAACAAAGCGGGCCGAAAATCTGAGCTGGCGTATCAAATCGCCAAAAAAGGTAAAGAGCTTCGGCGCGATGTTGAGGCGATTGCAACGCTGAATCAGGCGACTTTGCAGGGCAACAGCACGACCGCTTCACTCACAGCCGGACTCGGCGGCTGGATTGCTACTAACACCGTTCGCGGTGCCGGTGGCGCAGATCCAACGCTGAGCGGTGGCACATTCGGGCAACCGACAACTGCCGCCGTCGATTCGGCGACGCCTGTTGCACTGACAGAAACGAACATTCTGCAAGTGCTGCGCGAAGCGTATATCGCAGGCGGCAATCCGAATATGATGATGTGTGGAACGACTGTGAAGCAGCGTTTCAGCAACTTCATGTTTACAGCAGGCGCTCGCATTGCCACGCAGCGACAGGATCAAGGTCCGGTCAATCGCGGCGGCGTTAGCGTTATCGGGGCTGTCGATGTTTACGTGTCAGATTTCACCGTGTTGGACGTGGTGCCGAACCGCTTCCAGCGTGAGCGGGATTTCTGGATTCTCGATACTGAGTATTGGGAGATCGCGTATCTCGACGGCTACAAGACGGAAACAATCGCGAAGATCGGCGACGCCGAACGCAGGCACATTCTAGTTGACTGGTGCGTAGCCAGCCACAATGAAGCTGCGAGCGGCGTAGTTGCTGACGTTGATGAAACAACGGCAATGACTGCCTGATACTCGCTAAAGCGGAGGCATTCGGGGCGGGCTCGCCCGCCCCGATTCAATCCCGCAGGAGTAACGAAGATGCCACGTGTAAAGATCAAACAAATGGACGAACGTGTAGCAACGAACGGGTTGCACATGGGCGGCGGACCGGAGCGACGCAAGTTGCAGCCCGGCGAAGTGATCGATATCAGCGAGGATTTTCTACTTCCTGACGGGCGCGCTTTGCTCGATGTGATGTGGGAAACGAAAAAACTCGAAATGACGCTCGATCCCGCTTCCCGCCCGCTCGATTATCTCAACTATCGAGAAGCTACACTCTGCGCTCCACAGTTCAAGCCACGTGACCCTTCGGAAGAAAACGAAAGAAACAAGGCGCGTGAAGCAGTAGCTTTGCGCATGTCCGAAGCAGAGTCAGAAGCAGTGCCGCCCATAGCGGACTCGCCCGCAGCCGATGACACGCTCGATGACTCTGAGCCCGAAGTCGCGGCAGAAGCGATTCCACCGACAGCGACAAATCGAAGGGCAGAGCGTCGAGCCGCATTACAGGCGGCAACACGTGGGGCAGCGATTTCTACTTGATATTGCACCGACAGGTGTAGAGCACTATTGCGAAATAGATCACGATGGCGATGAACTGACGCTCATCGAGCACACACCTACGCGCATCGAAGATGAAATTCTCGATCACTGCGCGAAGCTGCGTGGTATGGCGCAAGGGCGCGGCAATGCGTTTCAGCATGCCGCCACAATCCCGATTAACACGTATCAAGCGTGGAAAAAAGAATGGCGCGAGCATTGGGCCGATAAATTCACTTGGTCAACTTTTGAAGTAATGAAGTTGAACAGTCGCGACAATTGCAAACTTCGCACCGGGCACCAGCGCGGCGTTTACGGGAAACTATTGTGAGCACATTAGGACAACTCAAAACGTCCGTCGATGCGTGGCTCGCACGCGATGACGTTGCTGTGACCGGCTCGGACTTCACCGAGATTTTGTTGATCTCCGAATCGGAGATCGCACGCGATTTCCGTTTTGCCATTCAAGAAGCGAAAGCAACGCTGACATTTACCGGGCGCTCGCAAGATCTGCCCGATGATTTTCTCGAAGCGCGAAACCCGTTCATCGATGACAACATTCGCCGCATCGAGTACCAAACTCCGCAGGCGATTCGCGAAGGGCGCGCATGGGAAGATTCACGCGCCGGGCAGTTTTTCACGCTCGAAGGCAACAACGCATCCCCGCTGCTTGCGGGCGCGACATTCCAAATGACCATTACTGGACCGGGCACCGTGGCAGATCCGGTCGATATCGATATCAATTATTGGGCGCGCTTCCCGGCGCTCACTGCCGATCCCGACACTAACTGGATTTTGGTAAACCACTTCGACATTTATCTGTATTCGACGCTGCGGGTAGCGTGCGAATACATTCAAGAAGATGTGCTCGAAGATCGCTACGCGGGCAAATATGATCGCGTGATCGAGAAGCAGAACAAGCACGAAAATCGCAAGCGCTTCGGCGGCTTCCCGAAACAGGCTTACGGCAACCCGCGTGGCGTGATATGAGCACGCAAGCAAATGTAGTGCAGTTCGGCGAATGGCTGCCGGATCTGCCCGAGTACCAGAATCCGGGCGCGTTGATCGCGCAGAATGTGATTCCGCAACTGCAAAGCTACCGCGCACTCAATTCGCTTTCGTCATTCTCGAACGCGCTTGCGAATGTCGCGCTCGGTGTATTTTGGGCGCAGGATGATGCAGGCGTGGTCAGCAACTTCGCGGGCGACGTTGATGCGCTCTATGAGCTGGCAGGCGGCAATAATTGGGTTGATGTTTCGGGCCCGAGTGCGCCCTATGCCGTGGACAATTGGGAGTTTACGAAATTCGGCGACAGGGTAATCGCTGCCGGATTTCAGACCGACTTGCAGCAATGGGATCTCGCATCATCGATAGCGTTCGGAGATCTCGCGGGCAGCCCGCCACGCGGCAGACGCATTGCGACCGTTCGCGATTTCGTAATGGTTGGCGATACCGATGTGAACGGCGGCGGCGGCGGCTCGAACGTGGGACCGAATTTCGTGCAGTGGTCCGGTTTCAACAATTCCGAGCTGTGGACTCCATCGCTCGGCACGCAGTCAGACTTTCAGGAATTATTCGGACGCGGCGGGCGCGTGCAAAAGATCGTGCCCGGCGAGTACGCCGTCATTTTTATGGAGCAATCCATTTTCCGAGCGGACTATGCGGGCCCGCCGATTGTTTTCCAGTTCGATGAAGTCGAGCGCAAGAAAGGTACGCCCGCGCCGAATTCCGTTGTGTGGAGCGGCGGGCTTATCTGGTATTACGGATGGGACGGCTTCTATGTGTTTGACGGGCAGCGTTCGCAGGAGATCTCAGCGAATCGCGTTTCAAACTGGTTCGCGCTAAACGCGGCAACCGACGCACTCGATTCGATGCGCGGCGCCGTTGATCGACGCAATCGGTTAGTGCTTTGGGCATTCCGCACCAGCGCATCGGCACCGATCAATGATCGGCTGATTATTTACAATTGGGCGGCGGACAAGTGGAGCATGGCAGAGATCGATACGCAGCTTATCGATGAATTTTTGTCGCCCGGTTTCACACTCGATGAGCTAGACGGACCGCTACCGCTCGGCATTGATCTCGAATCGATTCCAGTCGATAGCGACCAATTCGCGGGCGGCAATCTCAACTTGCAAGCCTTTGACGATCAGAATCAGGCAGCGACATTCGACGGCGTGCCGCTGCCTGCGACAATGGACACGAAAGAAATCAGCGGGCCCGACAACTCGCGCATGTTTACGAATTCCGTTCGCCCATTAGTCGAAGCGAGCGGCACGCCGACGATCACGGTCGAGATCGGTTCGCGAAATCGATTGCAGGATAACGTAGTTTTTACGCCGCCGAAGGCGCTCAACGCGATCAACGGCGAAGCAAATTTCAGAGTTAATTCACGATATCAACGCTATCGCGTCAACGTCGCCGATGGATTCGTTCACGGCAACGGCGTGAAAGCACAAAGCAGATTAAATGGAGGCAGGCGATGAGCGGTGGCGGCGGCGGACTGAGTGCGGCATTACAAAACTTGCGGGGGCAACTCCCTGAAAACATCGGCGGCACGGGCACGTTTCCCGGCATGCCGCAAAATCAGCAGCCTATGGCGCCGCAGAATTACAATTACGGGCAGCAAGGCACGTACAACACGCTCGCGCAGGACATGCAGCAGGGCAACACGGGCGCGTATAACTTCGGCGGAAATCAGTTCAATTACTCGCCCTACGGCATGAGCAATCAAAGCCCTAGCTCGAACTATTTTCAGTATTCGAGCGATCCGAATCGCAATCCGAATCAGTACACGAATCCGAACATTCAGCAGCCGCCCGGACAAGATCAGAATCAGCAGCCTTATCCGTGGTTTCCGACTCAGCAGCCGATCATGGGCGGCGGCGGACAGTTCGGACAAGGCTTCGGCGGCGACGGCGGGCGCTTCGGACGCGGCGGCGGCAGCTTTGCCGGACGCGGCGGCGGCGGCATGCCGGGACGTTTCAACAATGCCGGACGCGGCGGCGGACAAGGCTACGGCGGCGCCTATGGCGGCGGCGGCTTCGGCAACTTCGGCGGCTTCGATAATTACAGCCGCATGCAGCAGGGCGGCGCGATGCCTTACGGTGGCGGCGGCGGATTCCAGAGCAATTACGGATCGCCATTCAGCGGCGGCGGGCAGCAGGCAATGCTCATGGCGGAAAATCGCTACCAGCAACCGGGGCAAGCGCAAACGCCGAACCAAATTCAGCCCGCGCAGCAAGTCGAGCAGTATCGTAATTATCGCTCGCCGTTCGCAGGCGGCGGACAGTCAACGCAGTACGGTCCGCAGTTCGGCGGCTACGGCGGCGGCGGCTACGGTGGGGGCATGCAGTGGCGTTAGCGGCAACAGAAGAAGTTTTCGACGAAATCGAAACGCCGATAGGCGGCGTGCCCGCCGAGCAGTTGATGAACGTGTGGCACAAAGTCGAGCCGATGCTTGCCCGCGTTGTGAAAGAAGAATGCGGCTACACGCTCGAATCGCTGCTGACTGAATTGCAGTTTTCGCGCATGCAGCTATGGGTGATCGGAGATTTTCAAGGCGTGGTCATTACGCAAATTCGCGTGTGTCCGCCGCCCGTGCCGCCGATACTTTGGGTGCAGTTTTTTGCTGGCGATCACATGCAGGACTGGCTCACGGATTGGAAAGATGTAATGGAAGCGTTCGCTCGCCACAACGGATGCAATGCAATCGAATTCGCCGGGCGCAAAGGCTGGAATAAAATTTCAGAAATGCACCCCGAGTACAAGGCGAAGTGGACGATTTTTCGGAGAGAATTAGATGGGTAGCAAGAGCGACCAAACTTCGACCCAAACAAGTACACCGTGGGAAGGGCAGCAACCGTATCTGACGGATTTATTTTCGCAGGCGCAGCAGCTCTATGGCGCGGGCGGGCCGCAGTATTTCCCCGGTCAGACCGTCGCACCATTCTCGCCGCAAACGCAGATGGGAATGGATCTGACCACGCAGCGCGCACTCGGCGGCGATCCGTCGATGCAGGGCTTCGGAAATTATTTATCGAACACGTTCAATCAGCAGCAAATGGACCCGAACCAAATTGCACAGTATGGAGTGCAGGGCATCGGTCAAGGTCGAGATCTTTTGCAGCAGGCAGGACAAGGCGCCATCGGATTACCGGGCGCCTCACAGTATGCGGGGGGCGTGACGAATCCCTACACGTCTGCTCTTATGGGCAGCTCGGGATACGGCGGGTTAGGCGAGGCCAGCCAATTTTTCGGACAAGGGCAAGGCGCGCTCCCCGCAGCTACATCATTCGCGCAGAACATGATGCAAACGCCGGGCGGCGGCGCCATCGATCCCGCCGCAGCGCAGCAGCTCGGCGCGACGGCGGGCGGATCGTATCTCGGCAGCAATCCGTATCTCGATCAAATGTATGACGTTGCCGCAGGCAAAGTCGGCAAATCGTTTCAGGAACAGATCATGCCCGGCATACAGGGGCAGTTCGGTGCCGCTGGACGCACCGGAAGCGGCATGCAGGCGCTTACGAGTGCAAACGCAGCAGGGCAAGCCGCCGAGCAGCTTCGTGGCTTAGCGGGCGACATATACGCCCCTGCGTATGAATCCGAGCGCGGGCGACAAGTGCAGGCAGCCGGGCAGCTCGGCCAGCTCGGGCTCGGTGGCGGACAGCTACAGCTCGGCGCGGGCGGACTCGCGGGCGATATCTTCGGCCAGCAAGGGCAGCGGCTCGGCATGGCGGCGGATATGTACGGGCAGCAGCGCGGACTCGGGCAGCAGGCAATGCAGCAAGCCGGGCAGCTTGGACTCGGCGGCGGGCAGCTCGCTTCGCAGCTCTACGGCACGGGCATGCAGGGCATGCTCGGCGCGGGCGGCTCACTCGGGCAGCTCGGCGTAGGCGGCATGGGCGGGCTCACGGATCTGTACGGGCAGCAAGGGCAGCAGCAATTCCGAGCGGGATCGCTGGCGCCGAGTTATCAGGGCATGCAGTACGGCGACATTCAGCAGCTTATGAACATGGGCGCGATGAACGAAGATCAGGCGCAGCGACTCATTCAAGGCGATATGGATCGCTGGAATTTCCAACAGAATGCGCCCGCGCAAAATCTCGGCAACTACGCGAACACAATTTACGGACTGCCGGGCGGCTACGGTACGCAAACCAGTACCACGCCGGGCGGCTCGCGACTCGGCGGCGCATTCGGCGGCGCGATGGCAGGCTCAGCGATGGGACCGTGGGGCATGCTCGGCGGCGGCATCTTAGGAGCACTCGGCTAAATGGGATGGCTCAGCGACAATCTCGACTTTGAGAAATTCCACTTATCCGATATGTGGGATCGGCTCAAAGATGATCCGAAACGATTGCTGCTCGGCGTCGATCCGTTTAGCACGTCGATCTGGAATACGGCGCTCGGTCGCGATGACGATCCGATAATGAATCAGCTCGGCGGACCGATGGGCGGCGATTATCTCGGCATCGGTAGCGGCGGCGTTTATGATCGAGCGCAAGAAGCAGGAGTCAACACCGGGCCCGCGATGCAGATGCACGATCTCGCCGAAACGGTCGCGGCATTTTACGGTGCGGGCGGCGCGGCACGTGGACTCGGCAACATCGGCGGCAGCGGCGGCGGCATTGTCGCGGGCGAAGGTGGCGGCGGCATACTCGGTGGCGAAAGTGGCGGCATACTCGGTGGCGGCGGCGGCGCCAGCGGTGGCGGCGGAATCGGCGGCGGCGCAACGGGCGGCACTGCACCCGCAGGCGGCGGCAGCGGCAGCGGCGGCATGTTTGATTTTGGTTCGATGGATTGGGGCAACCCGCAAACGTACATGGATTTAATGCAGATGATGCCGCAGGGCGGGCAGCAACAGCAGCAGCAGCCGCAGGGTCCGCCACCGATGCGACTGCCGCAGGGTCCGGGCGGCATATCGCAACCGGGCGGCATGTACGGACACGCAGCGCCCGCGAATCGGGAAGCGCTTTTAGGCTTGCTCGCGAGTGTTGATGATGATGAATTGCAAAAGGTACTCGGAGGATTATTGTAATGGCGAACGGCACACCACCAAAGAAAGGATTTCTCGGGCAAGATTGGTCATGGGAAAATCTCAAAGGCAAATTCGGTGACATTGCAAGCGATCCCGGCTCGCTTACGGCTAGCCCGTGGTTTCAGGGCGGCATGGGATTACTGTCGGCAAGTCGCGATGCCCGAGTCGATCCGTTTCAGGCATTTTCGCAAGGGCTGCAAACGGGTAAAACTGAAAAGCAGGCAGATGAAGATCGCAAACGCATCGAGGAACTGCGCAAGAAACTCGGCATTTTAATCGCGGCACAAATTGCAGCGCAGCAGGGCGGGCAAGATCCTGATACGCCAGCCGAGCAAGCGGCGCAAATGTCGATGATACCCGGAGCGCCGGGCTCGGGCGTGGCGCCCGGCTCACCCGGCGCACAGCAGATCCCGCCCGATTTAATTCAGCAGTTAATGCAAAGCAGAGCGCAATAGGAAACGGCTATGCCACAACACGATATAGGCGGCTTGCTCGGCGACGAAACCGATCCGGCTGCACAGGAAATCGCCGCGCTGCGAATGCAGATCGAGACATTGCAGGGCGGCGGACAAGGGCGCGGCATGCAGCCTTACGGCGGGCAGGGCAGCGGCGGATTGCTCGGCGGCACGTTTTCAAAAAGCCAGCTAGATCCTTCGCAGATTCAGGGAGTTTACGGGCTGCTCGCGCAACTCGGTGACGATCCCGCAGAAGTCGGTAATCAGTACGTTAAAGCGATGCAGAATCAGGCATCGATTCGCGGCGCCTATGGGCAGGCACCGTCGAGCGTGCGCGAATGGGAATACTACAATTCGCTGAGCGATGAAGATAAAAAAGCGTATCTCGAAATGAAGCGCGGCGTGGATCTGCAAAACATCGCGGGCTCGCTGCAAGGCATTTACTCATCGGGGCTGCGCGATCCTACGCCAGTCGGCGGCGGCGGCGACGTTTACTCGACACTCGGGCAAGAAGCCGGGGCAGCCGAAGTTATGGCAGCGGGCGGCGCACGCGGCGGGCAGCTCGCGACACGTTACGGCGTGCTCGAAACCGGGCGCACGGGACGTTACGAAAACTACAGCCAAGCAACGCGGCTGCGCAATTTAGTCGAGCAGGACAAACTCAAAACTGGTCAGTACACGTCACTGATTTACAAAGTGATACCGCAAGCCGATCAGGAATCGCTCGACTCGCTCGCGTTGCAAGTTGCACGCACGAAGCTGCGAATCGAGTTCGGCGAAACGCGCATGACCGATGCCGATGTTGACAACATGATGAAAGCGCTATTCGGCACCGGGCGCACGGAAGAATTCACCGTCGAAAGTCTCGACCGTTTGCTGCGCGAGATTCAGAATCAAGAAGATGAATACACCCGGCTTTCGCAATACTTTTCGGGATTCACCGGCACGCAGCAGGGCGAAGCCGGTTACGTGCCCGGCGCGCAAGTGGGCGGCGGCGGCGCACAATTGCCGGGCGGCGGCGGGCGCACGGAACTGCCGCAGGGCACAACGCAGCCGGACCCTTACGCGGAAGCGTCCGCCGAAGATTTACTCGCTGAGCAACAAAGGCGGCGAGCACTCGGACCGGGGCAGCAGTAATGGCGAAATACGCTCAGCTAGTTGAGGGATTACGCGAAGCGTTGCGCAATGGCGAGCAAGGCATGGCGGACCGTTTCGCCGAGCTGATTCGTAACAAAGATTACGAAGAAGAATCGAGCGGCGTCGCATCGGCATTACAGGGATTCGGACAGGGCGCGACGTTCGGGCTCGCCGATGAACTAGGCGCGGGCGTGCGATCAGCGCTATTCGATCCGATAGCGTCCACGCTTGCCGGTGGCGATATCGGCGGCGTAAGCGGTTTCAAAGATTACTTTACCGGCATGCGTGAGCGATACAATTTGAATCTCGGCTCGCAGCGTGACGCACTCGAAACTGCACGCCGCGAAGATCCGTGGACTACCGGACTCGCAGAAGTCGCGGGCGGCATCGGCACGGCGGGCGTAGGCATGGCACGCTCAGCGGGCGGACTCGCTGCACGCGCAGCAGCTCGCGAAGCGGGCACGCAAGTCGCACGGCGCGGGCTCGGCGAAGGCATTCGAGCGGGCGCGAAAACGGGACTCGGTTTCGGCGCGCTCGCGGGCTACGGTTACAGTGAAGGCGATCCCATTGCAACCGCAGTCTTTGAAGTAATGCAGCCGACCGGCGAAGATGGCAAGCGCGATTTCACGCGCACGATGGAAGAATTAAAAGAGGCAGGCGTAGGCGCCAGCATCGGCGGCGTTATGGGCGGCGCATTCGGCGGCGTGCTGCCGGTAATCGGTGCGAGCATTCGCGGCGTTGCGCGCTTCATAGCGAATCCGTTCACGAAAGGGGCGCGACTGAATGAAGTCGGTCGCCGTCAGATTGCCGACTCAATCGAGCAAGATATCAGCTCGGGCGAATTTGCCGATGAAGCGGAACGGCTCGGCATTACGTCGATGGAATACATCAAGCGCGAGCTAAGAAAAAGCGATATGACGATTGCCGATCTCAGCCCGCGCATGCGCCAGCTCACAGAAGATATCGCACAGACCGGCACGGCGGGCGGGCGGCGAATTCGGGCAGCGCTAACGGAACGCGCCGAAGGCGTGCGCGTCGATGGCGAAGTGACGGGCGGACAGTACAGCCGCATCATGCCGAATCTGCTGAAAGCGTTCGGCATTAGCGGCGAAACAAGTAACTTCGCCCGCTCGATGTTATCGATGCAGAAATCAGCGCGCCGCAAAGCTGATCGCATGTTTGGCGCAGCGTATCGGACGCCGGTACAGATGACGCGCACGCTCTATAACGCTTTGATGAAAACGGACGCGGGCAAAGCGGCGCGAGAGCTGGCAGCGACAACGGCACGAAACGAACAGCGCAAGCCGCCCGGCATTCCGAAACCCGGCGCGATGATGAGCACCCGCGATTTTCACATGCTCATGCAGGGCATGGATGATGCAGTCGATGACGCTTTCCGAAATCTGCCGTATCGCGCAGCGAATTCATACAAAAGCGTGCGCAATAATTTCGTGCGCGAGATCGAAGGCGCGAATCCGGGGCTAGCAGAAGCCCGCAGCATGTGGGGCACGCGCAAATCCGCAGAAGAAGCGATGGATCTAGGGCGCTCAATTTTCCGTGAAGATTTCGACGTGACCGGGATAGCATTGCAGCGCTTGAATCCGAATCAGAAATTTCATTTTCGCATCGGCGTAATGCGCGAGATCGAAAAGCGCATGGGGCGCAAGATGGACGTTGCCGACATGACTCGCGATCTATTGAAAAAGCGCGAGACTCGCAACGCGCTGCGCGAAGTGTTCGGCGACGATGACAAATTCCGGCAGTTTATGAATTTGCTGGAAACCGAAAACAAAATGCAGCTCACGTTCGAGACTGCCGTAGGCAACTCGGCAACCGCTCGACGGCTGTCGCAAGGCGCGACCGACTTCGGCGAAAAACTTTCGTCGCTTGTTGGCTACGGGCTCGGCATTAGCACCGGGCTCGGCATCCCGCCGAGTACAACCGGATTCCTAGCCGGGCGCGCTTACCGCGCATCGGGCGGACCGAAGCGAGCGCAGCAGGCTTACGAAGGCATTGTCGGCGGGCAAGCCGACATGCTTATGAGCAACAATCTGCGCGACATTATGAGCCCCGTCACGCTCGGCGGATTGCTCGACACGGGCGCCCCGGCATCATCATCGCTGCTCGGCGGCGGGCTGATCGGTTCGGGCATGATTAACCCCGAAGCGCAGGGCAGATTCGGCGGGCCGCAATAAATGGCTTTCGACGTTACACATGCGCAAGGCGAACTGCTCGCGCAAGTGCGTCCGGCTGGCGTGGGCGCGGTCACGTTGTATCAAGTACCAGTCGGCGGGCTGCGAACTGAAATTACGTTGCTGATCGCGGTAGTGGTATCGGGCACGGCGGGCAATACCGAGATCGAATTATTTCACGATGACGATGGCGCCGTGTATGACAATGATTCACTCATCGCGAGCATTCAGCGCGCCGACAATGCGGACGGGCTAGTATTTCAGGCGCAGCATCCGGGTTCGGGTATTATGATGAAACCGGGCGCATCGCTAGGTGTTTCGATCAGCCAAGCGAACGCAGTCAACTTTTCAGTTTATGGAATCACGGAAACGCTCGCCGAACGTGTCAGAGGATTGGAGTAAATGAGCACACTTAACGCATGGGAAATTGTTGACGCCAACAATAACGCAGTGCCGCCCGATGGCTGGCCTGAAAACACGATGAACTATTCGGAAGTGAACAACACGGGCCGAGCAGTTCAAGGCACGATGAAGCGTTATTTCGCGGACATTAACGGCTCGCTTGCAGCGGGCGGCATCGCGGACGCCTACACGCTCACGCTGAATGAAGTCGGATATCTCGCTTACTTCGCGGGCATGTATTTCGCTTGCGAGATCATGGCGACGAACACGGGCGCGAGCACAATTGACGTGAACGCTATCGGCGTGCAGCAGATTTTGAATCGCGACGGTTCGCAGCTCGCGGCGGGCACATTGCAGAGCGGCGGCATTTATGAATTCCGCTATGACGGCACCGATTTTCAACTCATGGGCACGGTCGCGGGCTCGGCAGTCAGCTTGTCGAATGCCAATCTCACGAACAATGCGGGCATCGATCTAGTCGATACCGATGTGGCGCTCAATGTCGGCGCCGCAGATCCCGATACGCAGTTTCACACGGAGTTTGCGGGCGGGCAGATCCAAGCGAAAACAAACGCCACAACCGCGACCACGTTGCAGATAAACCCGCAAGGCGGCGACGTACAAATCGGCAACACGCTCGCGCTGGCAGATCTATCTTTCGTCGGCTTGTTTCACGGCGACACGTTTCTAAAAATCGAAACGCGGGATGAAGGGGGAACGCTTTACGGCGATACCGATGGCAATCCGGCAACGCCCGATGCGACAGCTACTTTTCTCAGCCTTCAAAGTCGCGACGGGCAGAGCTACGGCTTAATGGGATTCGATACGAGCGTCGATCTGGTTTTGGAATCTTTCGCCGAAAGCGGTCACGTGCTGCTTGTCGGCACTGACTCGGGCACCGTAACTCGAAATCTATTCCGGGGCGATCCTGACGCTGCATCGGAACTGTTTCAAGTGGGCGTATCGGTAGCGCGCACATTGACAGCGGCGCTCGGCGGACTCGAAGCAAACAACACGCTAACCGGCGCAGGCTTCGAGCGTGTGCTGACAACGGGCGATCTCGCGGGCGCCGGTTTCGATCCGTCAGCGAATCAGACCATTACGGGCGACTGGATTTTTGAAGGGCGGACGCTTTTCGATAACAGTGCCGACGATCTCGAATTAGATGTAGGCGTATCAGTTGACATTCGCAATTTTGCGGACGATAGCGCGACGTTTATTCAGAATCTCGGCGCCACGTTGCAATTCGGCGTCGCGGGCGGCGACTTCGGTTCGCAGAAAGTCGATTTCGGATTCAGCTTCGCGGGCATCATCGTAAACCGCTCGATCTTCATTGACGATCAAGCCGCCGAGCAAGCGGACGTAACCGGGCAAATTCAGGTATGGGCTGAAACCGATACACTCGGCGAGCGGTTCATGGCGACGAACGATGAAGGTACGCAATTCACGCTCGGCACGAATTACAAAACATTTCGCGGGCTCGACGGTAACGGCTTCGACAATGCAGGCGTGGGCGTTTACGTCATGCAAGCGGACAACTCCCGCGCCTTTGTCGGCAGCCCGAATGATGAACCGGATCTCGACACGGACGCCGTGCTAAATGCAGGCTACTATCGCGTCGAAGCGTTTTTGATGTTCAAAACCAATTCGGGCACCAGCGACATGCGCGTGCAGATCGAATCGAACGGTATAGGGCTCGGCGGGCCCGTCATAATGAGCACCGACGAAAACGGCGTCGCAGGCGGCGAAGCGCCGCTCGGATTGTTCGCCGAGCCGTCATTTTTCTCGGGGATAGATTACAATCTCGATGCAGGAATCGGGCGCGGCATTTGGATTCATGGCGCCTGCTACTTCACAAGCGGAACCGTGCGACGCATTAACGTCGCATGGGGGCAAGACAATCTCGACGCTGGAAACCCGCTCACGCTGCAACGCGGATCGTGGTTGAAAGTCGAGCTAATTAAAAACATCTAGGAGCACTCGCCATGTCAAGAAAAGGTAATCGCGGCCAGCAGCCGCCGCAGCAAAATCGGAAGCCGCTTGCAACAGCGCGCCCGGCAATGTACATCGAAGTATCAGTCGCAGGGATCGATGGCGGGCAAATTTACCCGGTCCACGTCGCCCGCGAATTGCATCGCGAGCTAGGCTTAGCAATCGCTGCGGTCGATGCGCCTAATGAGCTAGTGCAAGGGAGCGAGCAAGCAGGGAACGGAAGTCAGCAACCGAGTCTAGGACCGATACCGGATGACCAAGATCAGACAGCATCCGATGACGCTCAAGCTGCTGCGGACGCGGACGCTCACCCGGACGCTTAAACTCGACAATCATTAGCGTGGAATAAGGCAGAAAAAAGATTCGATCCGGCCAGCTTCGGTCGATCTTGTCTGCTTTCAGCGATGGGATACCTTCGGCGAGCGCGAGCGCGACGCACTTTGATTCTATGTCAGCTTCAAGCGGCTGTGGCGAGTTCGAGTTCATCGAGAAAATCTTCCATGCCCGACAGTTTGCCGGTTACGGTGCCGAAAACTTCTTCATCGATAGTATTACGAAAAAGCGCGGTATGCACGAAGATCTGCTCGGCTAGTTGCCCGCGACGGCACAGCCGCCCGATGATCTGCTTGTACATGCCGCCGCTCCACGGCATTGTTAAAAATGCGATGCGATGCGCGGCGGACTTTTGCAAGTTTAGCCCGTGCCCGGCACTGCCCGGATGCAGCGCGAGTTTGTCGATCTCGCCAGCATTCCACGCAGCGATGCGGGCTCGGGCTTTTTTGTTGCTCACGCCGCCGCCTAGAAAATCGATATTCGGATAGCGCCGCAGCAGTTCATCTTTTTCTTCATTGAAGTGATAGAAGATCAGCATTTGATCGCCCGAGTATTCGCGCAGCAACGCATCGAGCCAATCGAAGCGAGCGCGGGAATGCCACACGGCTTCTTTCGTTTTGTCCACGTAGGAGAACCCGGCGCAGATCTGTTGCAGCTTGCCGCTGAGCACTGCGGAATTCGCGGCGTCAACTTTGCGCGTGCGCCCGTGCTCATCGGGCAGCGTCAAGAAGAAATCTTTTTCGAGTTTGTTGTAGCGCTCGCGGATCTCGGGCGGCAGCGTCATGCGATGCGACGGCAACGCGATGACGGGCGGCAGACCCTTCGCTTTCAATCGGAACGCTAGCGAGCTGAGCGTGTCGATCATGTCGGCGCGGGTATTCGGGAACGGCGCCCACTTGCGCTGCTGATAGTCAGTCGGATAGAAATTCAGGCGGCGCCATTCGTAGAAACTGCGCCCGAACGATTCGCCGCCGTCAATGATGAATGTCTGCCCCCACGCTTCGGTTAGTTTGTTCGGAATCAGCGTGCCGGTCAGACCGATGCGCTTGCGGAAGCAGCGAATGCGTTCGCGAAATGTTTTGAATCGCTTCGCCGATACGTCTTTGAGTTTGTCGATCTCATCGCAGATTAAACCGTCGAATGGCAGCGTGTCGATCTCGCGCACGCCGCGAATTGTTCGCGGTCGCGGGTACAGTGACAGAAGCCATTGCAGATTTTCATAGTTCATTACGACGATATCGGCGCCAGAATCGACCGCGAGAGTGCGCTGCTTTTCGTTTCCGCAGGCTATTGCTACTGAAAGATGACGCAGATGCTCCCACTCGCCCGGCTCGATCTGCCACGTGTCGGTAGCGACTAGCTTCGGTGCGAGCACAAGCCAGCGATGCACTTCGCCTTCGGCGAGCGCTTCATCGGCAGCCGTGAGTGCGATCACCGTTTTGCCCGTGCCCACGTCTGCACAGATGAGCGAATCTTCGCCGCTCGCAATGAACGTGATGCACTGGATCTGCTCGGCGTCGAGATCCGCCCGCGTGAGCATTAGTCGCGATCTCCGCTATGCAATTCGATGTAGCAGCCGCAGTCAACGTCCGATGGGCACCCGCAGACCGGGCAGCTCGGCTCATAGCCGCCGACGCTGCTCGACAGATGCCATTCGCCGCACACGCATTCGTAAGCGGTCATGCCGGGGATCTGCCGGGCCCGCTTGCGCGCTTTGTTGCGCGATGGGAATTTCACCTTGTTAGGGTGCGGACATTCCGCGAGCGCCTTCGACGTGCGTTGCAGATCGCGAATGAATTTAGGTAAGGGGAAAGTCACTGGCATGCTCGAAATTCCACGTGTCGATTTTGCGTTGCCATTCCTGATCGGTCACTGCGCCCGCGTAAGTTTCCCAATTGCTGCGAATCATCGGCTTGCCGCATTCGTGGCACATGCCCTGATTATCTTCATAGTGATACGTGCTTTTGGACTTCGGGCAGGGATCGAGCCATTCAAGCACGGTCAGCTCGCAACTGTCGAGCCGTTCGAGTACGGCATTCCAATCGTCCGGCGTCCAGTTGAATTTGTGCCCGGCTGCGCACGTGTATAAGCAGAGTGCGTGCCCGTTTTGATCGCCACGGGCGGCGACGGTTCGCACTTTGCTTTTGAGCACGCGCTGATCGCACAAAAGTACGTCGCGGGCTTGTTTCAGATCGGCGCTAATAGCCTGTTTCCTGCTCATTTTTCCTGATCCTGTTTACCATTACGGTATAGCATGGTAGCATACAATTCTTGCGCCAATCAACCGGAGAAAAACCGCATGTCTCAGCGCCGCCAAAAGAAAGCGCCCGCCCCGATCATAGATCTAGGTACACCATTAAAGCGGGCAGGCTTTCGCGATCCCGACTACGTTCAAAGCGTGGTGCTGCGCATGGGCACCGGCTACGTTGATGCACTCGATGAGCTGTGCGAACTAAACGGACGCAGCCGCCGCGAAGTAGTCGAAATTCTAATCAACGAAGCCGCGACCGATCTCGCATTGAATCCCGGCTCACGCATCAACCCTATATAGGAGTATTCGACATGGGGCTTTTCTCGCCAAAAAAGAAAACGGAAATTGACACGCTGCAAGATGATTACGATTCATCGCGCAAGCTGATACGCGATCTCAAAGATGAGATCGCCGGACTGAAAAACGAAAAGAAAATCACCGAAGAAGATATCAAACACATGGTCCGGCTGAAAGAAGAAAGAATGGAAGTCGCGAACGAGAAAAAGAATCTCGAACGCGACCGCGAAAAAGAAAATGCAATCGCCGAAGTCAAAGATAATTACCGTGACAAAATGGAAGCGCGCTTGCAAAAAGAAGTCGAGAGCATTAAGGAAATGTACGCGCAGATTTTGCAGCGGCTCCCGAAAGTCACCGTGCGACAGATGGACATAGTAAATGAAGAAGTCGGAGCGGCTAGCGAATCTGAGTGATCTAATGGGATCGATACAGGGCGGACCGGGGATCTTCGGGCAGGGGCTCGCGGGACTCGGGCAATCGGCGCAGCAAGCGCAGCAGCAGCATTACGGTGTGTCGCAGATGATGCGTGAGCAGCAAATGCACGCGCAGCAGCAGATGAACGAAATCGCTCGGGCACAGCTCGACGCTTTGAAATTCGGCAGGGGTGCGGCTCGCATCATTGGCGTTGACATGGCAAAAGTGCCCGATGAATTACTAACAATAAGACAGCAACTTCAAAAGGAAACCGACACATGGCTAGCGAGCGTGACGATCAACTAGCATTCCCATTCGATGAGATCAAAAACTTTAGAATTGCCGAGCCGAGCGAAGGCATTGTAATGATGTACGCGGCGGGCTACGAAGTCGCCCGATGGACACGCGACAAAGGCTGGATGCTGCGAATAGATCACGCCGAAGTGTCACTCGAAAGCACGATCAGATCGCTCAACGAAATGCAGTCTGCTTTGCAGCGTGTACTCGGCGAGCATTACGGACACTAGATGACAAAGAAAACAGCAAAGCAAGCGCGCACCGAACTGCGCTCGAAGCCCGGCACGCCCGCGCTAATGGATTGCATCGTGTGCGGCGGACCGGCAAACGGCGTGCTGCTGAAACAGATCAAACAAGAAGCGCAGTGGATCGAGCTAGCGCGCCCCGACTACATTCGACCGCTCGCGAGTGCGTTTCAGAAGCACCCCGAAATTGTTCGGACCGAAGCAAAGTACGAAATTCACCCTGTCGGACTGCGCAACAGTGGCGAAGTCGAAACGCATATCTTCGGCATCGCAGTGGTCGAAGGCGAATCTTTAACGTGGGCATTCTCGCAATTGGTAATCGGCTACGTCGAGAATGTCACTCAGAAACTTTTAGCCGATGGAATCATTCAGAAACAATAGGAGCACTCGCCATGCAAACAGGACAAGATTACGGACCAGAAACCGCAAGCGCGCCGCCCGCGTTCGATCTCGCATCGGATCGCGCCAGCTCGATAGTCGGCATTCAATCCGACGCACTCGGACTGCTCGGGCAACTCGACGCGATGTTATTCGGAGATCAGCCGACGAATCCAATCGGCAGCGCTGAAAAAGCAGCGCAGCCGTCCGGCAAGATCTCGCAACTCATGGCGCATATCGACGCCGGGCAGAATCAGGCGCAGACAATCCGCGATCTGATTCAGTCACTCATCAATCGACTGTAAAGGATTCACTCGCCATGAATTGCAAAATCCCAAACTGTGAAAACGAAACCGTGTACCCGATTCTCGGAGTGTGCAGCGCATGCTATTCGGGGCTCGCGTATTGGCGCGGCAGATCTGTTTACGACAAGCGCAAGCGCTTGAAGCAGACAGCGCGATTGACTAGCCGCATGGAACACATGATCGACAAACCGCATGATGCACCGAAACGGAAAAGGAGAGCCTAGCCATGAGATTTCGATACTTTTTGAAACTTGAAGGCATGCGCGAATCACAACTGCATGCAATTTTTCCCGCCATTCAAGCGGCGAAAATCAAATACACGCTCAACGTGGAAGATCTCGCACCGGCTACCGTACACCCCGAAGAATTCAACCGAACTAGCGTAGGCTTAGACGATTACGTGATACTCGGAGATATCAGCCGAGTGCGCGATGACACGCTGGCGCATCATCTAATCAATGAACTACAGAAGTACGAGAAACGGCACGGCATCGGTGAAATGACCAAGCGTAAACTTCGAGACACAATGAAAAAGCATTCGGCTGCACCCGATGCCATAATCGGAATGTCACTCAAAAACGGTGTAATAAAGGGAGCACCCTAATGGAATCAAACCCGCTAGCTCACAGTAATGTAATGGGCGGCAGCACTGCCGCGCAACGTCGCCATTGTCCGGGCAGCTATTCGCTCGAAGCGACAATGCCAAAGCAACCGGCGAGCGAGTTTGCAGCTCGCGGATCGATGCTGCACGCAGCAATGGAATTGCTCATCGTCGCCGATCCCGCGAACGTCAAAGAAGCCGAGCCGTTATTCGCGGAATTGATCGGGCAAGATATGGGATTCGACGGGCACGAAATCACGCAAGAATTAGTCGATGACAAACTGCGCCCGGCGCTCGAAGCGTGGTTCGAGATTGTCGCCGAATGGGGCATCGATGACTGGTTCATCGAGCAGCGCGTGTCGCTCGAAGCAGTTGTGCCCGGCGCGTTCGGCACGGCGGACATTATCGCCAAAGATACGAAAGGGCGGCTGCATGATCTCGACTGGAAATTCGGCGACGGCGTGCCGGTAGCGGTCGAAGAAAATGACGGCAGCGCATTCTATACGGTCGCGGCGCTCTACGATGAAGATGAAGAAATGAAAGAGTTTTGCGCGAACGTGAGCGGCATTGTTTTTCATATCGTGCAGCCGCGTGTCGGCGCCGAAGCCGTTTACCAAACGTGGGAAACTACCGAAGAATGGCTCGAAGCGTGGCTCAATCAAACCGTGTCCAGTATCACCGCTGCGCAGCAACCCGATCCGCCCATTAAGCCGGGCCCGTGGTGCAAGTGGTGCGACGCGAAACCGATCTGCCCGGCGCACAAGAAACTCGCGAGCGAAGCGCTCGGCGGCAAGAAGCCGGACGCAATGACAACCGTCGAGCTGGCCGAAGCGATGACGAATGCCGAGCTGCTGAAAGGCTGGATCGCGGACGTGTTCAAGCTGGCGCTGCACGAAATGGAGCAAGGCGCCGCCGTGCCCGGTTTCAAACTGGTAAACAAGCAGCCGCGCCGCAAGTGGACCGACGAAAAGCTGGCAGAATCGACGCTGAAAAAGCGCAAGGTCAAAGTGGCAGTGATGTACAAGCGCACGCTGCTGACGCCCGCGCAGATGGAAAAGGCAATTCCGAAGTTGTATGGCGAAGTGCTATCGGATTTGGTAGTATTGAAATCATCGGGGCTCACGGTAGTACCGGACTCCGATAAAAGAGCAGCGGTCGCGAGCAGTATGGAATTGCTGGCGAACGCAATACCGGAGCAGGAAAAATAAACAGGAGATAGGATCAATGAACGATCTAGTAAAATTCGGCACGGGCGGCGTGCCAACAACCACCGAAGATCTAGTCAAAGGCTTGCAGAATGTCGGTCAGACATTGCAAGGCACCAGCGGCGGACTCGCATTCATGCGATTACTAAAATCCGGCGTATTCGCTTACGGTCCAGAAAACATCGAGCCCGAGCCCGGCGCAGTGTGGGGCATTAACCCGTACTCGCTCGCGCACGGCTTCGCGTGTTGGGGCGACGGCGAATTGCTCGATGAGCGAATGGTGCCATTCAATCAGCAGCCGCCATTACGCGGCGAGCTGCCCGATTACGGTCACGAATGGACGCAGCAAGTCGCTATGCAGATGGCTTGTCTCGACGGTGAAGATGAAGGCATTAACGTGCTTTACAAAGGCACCAGCACGGGACTGCGCAACGCTGTCAAGAAACTGATCGATGAGATTATCGCGCAAGCGCAGAGCGATGCGGCGCATATCGTGCCCGTGATCGAACTGGAATGCGACAGCTACCAGCACAAAAAGTACGGTGAGATTTTCTTCCCCGTGCTCGAAGTGAAGCGCTGGATCAGCATCGATGACGGCGTAGCAGCGCCGGAAGCCGAAGATGAGCCCGAAGAAAAAGCCGAAGGCGACGCAGAAGCGCCCGGCGAGCCCGAGCAAGAAGCTGCACAAACGGACGCGCCAGCACCAACCCGCAGGCGCCGCCGCAAGGCAGCCGAAAAGCCCGCAGCGAAAGCAGAGGCAGCGCCCACGGGCAACCGTCGCCGCCGCCGCAAAGCCAAGCAGTAGGGCAATTGCAGCCGGGGCGTCCGCGCCCCGGTTTTTCTCGCCGCCATGCCCGAGATCTGTTTCCTAGATTCCGAAACGCGCTCGCTCGCCGATGTAACGGTGTGCGGCGCGTACACCTACGCCCGGCACCCGAGTACCGAAGGCATCGTGTGGGGCTACGCATTCGATTCTGAGCCCGGCGCCGTGTGGTCGCCGCAATGGGCGTGGGGCAACTCGGTCGCGTCGCAGACGGACGCTGAGAGCCCCGAGCAGCTAATTGAGCACGCCCGCTCGGGCGGGCTGCTGATCGCGTGGAATGCTTTCTTCGACCGGCATATCTGGAATTCGGTAATGGTGCCGAAATACGGCTGGCCGAAAACCGATCCCGAGCAATGGCTGTGCGCGCAGGCGCAGGCGGAAGCGAACAATCTGCCGGGCGGACTCGCCGCCGCGTGTCTCGCGCTCGGCACCCCGTACAAGAAAGATCCGCAGGGCAAAAAGCTAATCATGCAGCTCAGCCACGGGGCACGTTCCACGTGGAACAGTCAGCGCTTTGAGACTCCCGCGAAGATGGGGCATTTCCGGTCCTACTGCGTGCGCGACGTGCTCGCCATGCGCGACGTGTGGGACGTGACGCGACCGCTGACGGCGAACGAATGGGCGGAATACCACGCCAGCGAGCGGATCAATGATCGCGGCGTGCGCGTCGATGCCGAGTTTGCCGCCGCCGCCATGCAGTACGCCGAAGCGGAATTCAGCGATATCAACGGGCAGCT